GGTGTGTGTTGTCTGAATTATTTTAAGGTCGCCGCGAAGCCCCATCATCCAAGCAGGGAAGAATGTCGATGCAAATTCAGATTTTGAATGACGCGGAGGTAGGCACACGATTAACCTTTTCAGCTTTCCTTGCGCTATTCGATTAAACTTTTCGCCAATTATCTTGTGGTGTCGGCCCTCAATAAATTCAGGCCACTGATGCTTTACGAACTTTATAAAATCGCCCTGACACTCGTCTTGCTTCTCCATTTGGTTATAACGCTCGACAAGAGCAAGCGCCTCGGCTTGATCTTGATCTGAGAGTATGTCGAAATCCTTTAATGCTATTTTTGACATATTTTTCTTAGGCGTTAGCTATTGGGCGGGTTATTTACTTCTAGCTTGTACTAGCCACCGTACAAGACGGATATGGTTGAAAGAATGGTGGGAAGTTAAGCTGCATTACAAGACTGTCGCCAACTTGGTAGCCTGTGCCACCAGCGTTCAACGTAAATTGATCCACTCTATACACTTCCATACCTGAGTCAAAAGTCCTTGCTGTGCAAGTCAGCGTAGCACCAGAACCTGAGCCGTCTGTGGTGGTGCTAAACGATACCCCTAAAGGATCTGTAGTTTCGCCATACTCACTTGGTAAGTTTTGCTTACTAGTTATCGTAGCCACTGGCCCGCTTGCTGGTGGTGGCGTGCCAGCCTCATATTCTCTAGTCATAAAGTCGTTGATGTCGCTGACTGGTAAAACACCATCGTAGATGGCAAAATTACGCATATAGCCTTCGTATTGACCAGAACCAAATGCGCTAGAAAACAACCTAAGCCTGTTAAATGTACTAGAGCCAGAGTTTGTACTGTAGTTACTTTCTGTACTGCTGTTAATGTAGAACTTGCTATTGTTGCCATCAAGTACAGCCGCAACTCTAACTCTGCCAGTGTTGGGTATCTGATTAGAATATGCACTGATACTTCTTCTGCTCTGAATGCACTTCTGGCTGGCAGGATTAATGCTGTCTAACACACCCCCTTTGTTTGGCCCACTGCTAGTGGTGTCGTCTGTTAGCTGTGCAATCCACCCGAGGGCGCTACTAAACGGAATGTAGATGTCCGTCATTATTGTGATTGCCCCAGACTGGCTGGTAAACGGGCTGCTTTGTGGAGTTATTAAACTTGAACTTTTGTTGCCAATTGGTGCTATACCAAAAGCCACCCAGTTAGAGCCATCGCCTAATGGGTCAGTAGGCCAGCCAGTAGACTGTGTTGCTGACACAGGCGCACCCTCAAGAACATCGTTAGAGTCGATAATGCTTGCTATGCTATCAACTCGATTGACGCCATTAGGCGAGGAGAAGGCGGGTGGGTCATTTGTATCTGCCGCCGCAGTTAGCGTCATGTCGTAGTCATTGGCAAAATTATAAAACTGCAAACAGTTAAGACCATCACCCACTGAAGGTAGGGGTAAATCTTCTTGATCTGCTGAACCTGCTGACGCTGCAATGATTCCGAACTTAAACATTATGCCTTTCCTGATCCGAACGCCGTGTAAACGTTCGCTGCTGTTTTTTGAAGCTCAATGACGCCGCCGTTACCTATGACAAGCGCAGCACCTTGAGTGCCTGAATAAGTGCCAGCGGAAGGGTCTGCGAATTTTATTGTGTCAGCAGCGTCTGGCGTGATAGTCATTGTTGCGTTCGTTGTTGCGCTAAGAACCATTATTATAATTGATTGGTTTGTTTGCAAACTGCTCGTTGCAGGCAGGGTGATGCCTGAGGCGCCCGCGACGGTGTTGACCACCCTTTTGCCAACCCATGTTGCAACCGTGTTTGCTACGACTGGCGTGGCTGTCATCGCTACTGTGGTCTGGCTTGCAGTTAAAAAACCCCCTATGACGGCATTGCCAGATACGTCTAGCGATCCGACTATAGTCTGGCCCGCAGTTAAAGAGCCTACTATGACCGTATTGCCGGATACGTCTAGCGTTCCGTCTATGGAGGTATTGCCGGTTGCGTCTAGCGTTCCGACTATGGTGGTATTGCCGGATACGTCTAGCGTTCCGACTATGGTGGTATTGCCGGATACGTCTAGCGTTCCGACTGTAGTCTGGTTTGCAGTTAAAGAACCTACTATGTCGGCATTGCCAGCTACGTTTAGCGTTCCGATGTTACTTTGAGTTTGGGTTAGGGTGAGGAAGGCGTCAGTAACCGCCGCTGCTGCGCCAGCTCCATTTAAGATTATTGCCTTTGTTTGGCCGCTTGGAATATCAACCGTAGCGCCGCTGCCCTGTGCGATTGTGACTGTTTGGCCGCCAGTGGTGGAGTTTTGTATAAACATCAAGCGACTGATGGTGTTGGGGCCGATCGTTAATGTGCGGGTGGCGGTCAGCGGCGTTGATGGTTCTGACGTCAAATCAAGCCATATTGATCTTAGTGCGCTTGTTGTGCCATTGGGAAGGGTTGCCAATGAGTCGGCATCGGTCGGAAAGGCTGAGTAGGTGCCAGAACCCATGGCCTCGCCAATAAGCTCTAGGTTAACATTGGTTGTGAACCCCCAGACGCCAGCCTGCTCGCCCGTCGCAATCTCGGTTAGAGTAAGGTTATTTGTGTAAACGCTTGCCATTCCTGCACCCCATCAAATTAGATAAGGTTGCATTCTAACTACTAAGCGGCGGTTTGCACACCTTGAAATTTACGATCGAGGATTCTTCGTACTTTCGAGTAAGAAAACTCAGCGCCCTCGTGCAAGCTGTTTACCTGATTGGCAATTCTTTTGGGGCCAAGACCCCTGCCTCGAAGCCGGTAGATTGTTTTTAATACTGCCTGCTCCTCAGGAACCTCGACCAGCCGTGTGCGGGTCTTGTTTCCGTGCTTTTCGGCGACCTTTTCGTACCCATACGGGGCTGAGCCACCGATTGAGTAGCCGCGTGATGCCCAGTCAACCTTGCCATCACCAAACCGCGACTTGATCGTGGCGTGTTCGATCTCAGCAACCGCAGAAAGCACCATGAGCATGATTTTGTTCGCCATTTCGTTCATATCGAAACCGGCTCGCAGGCCCTTCTTGTTCTCCGCCTTGGGATAAACAATCGGCACATCACCAAACTGTTCGCAGAAAAACAGCGTAATTCCAATCTCCTCCAGCACAGGAATGATGTTGAGCAGATCATTGCTTGAGCGCGAAAGACGATCTAAGCGCGTGCTGACGACCACATCGCAGCGGTCGATGTTGTCGGTTAGGTCTCTAGATGCTGGCCGCTCAAGTATTGGCACCGTTCCAGATACGCCATCGTCAATAAAGAAGTCATCGACAGGTCGATTGTATTTGTTCTTGACGAACTCATTGATGAGGTCTTTTTGCTGCTCAAGGGACACGCCTGAGCGAACCTGCTCTTTGGTTGAGACGCGGATATACCCATAAATGTTGTTAACTTGCTTTATAGGTCTAATCATTTTACTCCTCCCGTGAAGCCAAATTCCAAAAGGCACTCGTGGACTGACTGCCAATTAATATTAAGCGGCTTACAGTCATCCGCGTACTGACCGTAAATGATGTCGCCGTCAATCTTAAGCTCTACGCCAGCGTACATTTTAGGCACGCCGTCATACTCGATGTCGATATTATGTAACAGGCACGTTCGACGCACGCGGTTGTAAAAACGCTTCTTGGCTGACGCTGCATTACCCTCTAGCTGCATCTGGCTGTCTCCTTTAAATAATGGGATGAATGTACATAATAGTCTATTCCGTGTCGTTGTGCAATACTGTGTTATCAGTTATACTTCGTTTTTAAGCTACTTACTGAGGACGAACATGGTGAAAAAACGGCACGCAACCAAGGTTGGCGATGAACCGCGCTTTAAGGCCATCTACGGCGATACTCTTAGCACTATTATTCTTGCCGTGGGTATTGCGTGGGTTCTTACAGTTTGTTTGACTGGATTCTAAAATAAATACTGTGCAAATAGTTGCAATACGACACGGCATGGTCTATAATTTATTTATAAGTTAATTGTTGATGAGGGAACAAAGATGAAGCGCGAAATGATTAAAACTGCCACCGATACAGCTCTTAATATTGATCGCTGGATATTGTTGAAAAATGGGTGGGAATACTACCTCGAAGAGAGTGACGGAGACGTCGCTTTTGGTCTTGTTCTGGGCGATGAAAACGAGCTTGGATACGTCAGCCTGTCAGAGCTAAAGCCTTACATAGACATTGCCTGCGCTGGAAACGACCTCTATGGCATTATGCCTGCAATAGGCTATGAATGGAAAGATGGCGAAGAAATTTAATTGTGCAGCTAGTTGCACAACGACACGGAAGCTGCTATTATTAAGTTGTAAGTTTATCAATGGAGAGACATTATGAGCGACACCTTTATTTATATTTCTACCGGCTTGAACGATAACTATTACACGCTTCGGGAG